ATGAGCGACATATCAATAAGCCTAATTGAAGGCACAGCATACATCCTACTTATAATAGTAGCCGTCCGTCAGTCTTGGAAAAAAGGAGAAGCGGAAGGCAGTCGATATATGCTCGAATATATTAGAGAAAATAAATATAAAAATTCAGATGGAATTAAAGTTTCGTATTTTGACGATACAGGATACAATGCTTTTATGAGGCATGTACGAGAAGAAAAAAAAATAAAGGAATATAATGAGAAAGAATGAAATGTATCGAGGTAAACCAAGGGGATATTATGATCCAAGTCCAGCAGAGATGTTCTTTGCTGAATTGGGGAGAGAAATATTTAAAGAAACAGAAGATAAGATTCATAAAACACAAATGACATCGGAAGAATGGAACTTATATTGTAATACTGCTAGCAAGTGTGTTAGAGTAGGAACAGTATGGGGTCCTAAAAGAATAGATGATTTTACTAAAGATGAACAGCGTGTTATGAAATTATTTTTAGATAGAAGGCCTGAAAAAGATAGGAGTCCGGAATGAGTTTAGAAACTGAAATAAAAGTCTTACAAGATAATATGAAAGATTTACAGGGTCAATTAAACTCTGCACATAAAAGAATTTCAGAAATCATTACTGATAGAGATCATGTTCTTGAGGAATTGAAAAAGGAAAAAGAATATGCAAAAGGGTTGGCTGACAAAATAATACAGATGGATAATGAAGCAGTAGAATTAATTCAAAAAAAGATGGATGATATTCCAGATGTTTTAGATTCAAAACCTAAAGTTTTTAAAAGACCACCACAACCTGGTTATTCAGTTAAAGAAGGTGAGAAGTGGGTTACTATTAAAGATGGTAAAATGAAATTTGAAGATATAGAGATTAAAGATTAATGCCAACTTATACTTTAGAAGATAGAGATACAGGACAACAAGAAGAAGTGTTTATGAGTTGGGACGAACTTCAAGAATATAAGAAGTTGAATCCACATTTAAAACAAGTAATCGGAGCCCCTAATATTATTGGCTCACAAGGTGGTAGAGCTAGTAATATAGAGAATCATGGTTTCAAAGAAGTCTTACAAAGAGTGGGTGAAAATACTCCGGGTAGTTATGTGGATAGGACACATAATAGAAGAACATCAAAACAAGTAAAGACAGATGCAGTCGTTAAAAAACATAAGGAAAAAAATAAATAATGTTTAATCATTTAGAAGGGTATGAGTCCGTTCAATTACCTACTCAAACAATAGACGGCAAAAGATATTATGAAACACCTGAAGGAAAACATTATCCTTCTGTAACTACTGTGACCGGAATGTTGAATGCTAAGTGGATTAAGAAATGGCGTAAGGCTGTTGGTGAAGAAAAGGCAAATAAGATTTCAAGACAAGCATCTATTAGAGGAACAAGGTATCATCAACTTCAAGAAGATTTTCTTAATAATGAACTTACAGAAGAAAGATTAAAAAAAGCTACACCATTAGATTTAATGATGTTTAATCAAACAAAGGAATTAACATCTAAGCTAGGAGACATTTATATGTTGGAGGGGTCTATGTATAGTGATAAACTAGAAATGGCTGGTAGAGTAGATTGTGTAGCAGAGTTTGCTGGTAAAGTATCTGTTATAGATTTCAAGACTTCAACCAAACATAAAACTCCTAGCAAGATTAAGAATTATTTTTTACAAGAAACAGCGTACGCGACAATGTTTGAAGAAATGTATAGTGTACCTATTGAAAGAATAGTAACGATTGTAGCTGTTGAAGAAACAGGACAGTCACAATTATTTGTTGAAGAACCAAATAACTGGTTAGAACAATTACATGAACTCCGAGCACAGTATAGAGAGGAGTATGGTTTATGATTTTAACAAAGAAGAAGTTTACTACATCAGTTGAAGAATTAGTAATCGAAAAAAAATTAAGTTACATAGATGCGATAGTGTATTTTTGTCAACAGAATCATTTAGAACCTGATTCAGTTAAGGGATTAATAACACCACCATTAAAAGAAAAGATAAAAGCGGAAGCTGTAAGTTTACGGTTTCTTAAAGAAGAATCAAATGCGAAGTTAGATATATGAGTCCAAAAGTAGAAAGAATAAGACCCTTCAAACCTAATAAAAAGTTTAAGGGCAAAAGAAATCAAAGGAAACCAAAGCCTTTGAGTTTTGATCAAATGATGCGTCAGTTCAAAAAGAAATGTGAAAGAGCTGGTATTGTTCAGGAAGTTAGAAAAAGAGAATACTATGAAAAGCCTGCACAGAAAAGACAAAGGAAAAAGAAAGACGCAATTCGTAAAGAGAAATTTCGTTGGGAAGCTGACCAGTTACCAAAGCAGCGGTGGTATTAATGACAAGTAGAGAAGGATACGATGCTTACTGTTTATATCTGGCTATTAATAATCACTTCAATACAGAGAGTTATGATTATTTTAAATACGCTGGAAAGACAACAGTTAAGTTAGAAACCTTTCTCAAGAGAAAAGATAAATATCATTTCGCAAAGTTGGCTAGAAAGTATCATACAGAATTACAAGATTTTTATGTTGCTAATCTTTCTAAAGGAAAGTTCTATGTTAAAAATTTATTAGATATAGAATGTGATCAGAACTATAAAGAATTCAAAAAGACTAAACAACAATTAACATATACAGTCATGGAAGATATGAGATACTTGTTTGATAAGTATAATCATATAGATATTTGTATAGGCATCAAAGATGGCCAACATTCTAATATATTGAGAGAGTATCTTGGTGGGCGAATCAATGTGGCTACTATCATCGCAGCGGATAAAGTATTTGGAATTTTTAATGATTATAGTATGTTAATAACAGAAGATTTTATTTGGCCAACAGAAAGAAAGAGATTAAATAACTTAGCACCGTTCTTAGATTTAGAACATAAGAAATTACAAACAATACTGAAAGGTATATGGTTATGAAGGCTTGGATAATAGGGAATGGTCCATCTAGAAAGGGAATAGACTTAGACGATTTAGATGGAACTACATTTGGTTGTAATGCTCTTTATAGAGACTTTACACCTGACTATCTTTTATCTGGAGATGCTGGAGTAATTAAAGAGATATGTGAATCACAATATCCAAAATCTAATAAGTGTATATTCCCTGATTGGAATCCTATTCCAGTAGATTATCAAGAATCTTTATTAGAACCTTTCCGTCATGGGAAATATGAGATATATAATTCAAACCCAAATGGTTATTCTTATGTTCAGATATTTGGTAATGAACACGAAGGTGCAAATCAAGTTCATGTGGTTGGTTGTGACCCAGCATGGCAAATAGAAAGTATGTCTGGACCATTTGGTGATGCAGACTTTAGTGTAAACTTCTTTGCCGGGTCTAATGCTTTAGCACATGCTTGTTACAAAGGTTTTGACGAGATACATCTATTAGGTTTCGATTCAGTTTGGAACTTTGTAGATGATACTTATCAGAATATCTATGCTGGTACTGATAATTATGGAAGGCAGAAAGAAACTTCTAGATTAAGAGTTGGTACAGAGGATCCTAATAGTTTAATGGGTACTCAAGAAGCACAGATAAAAAAAGTGCTTGACAGATTTAAAGATGTCGAGTATTATATATATAAGGGTAGAGAAAAAACTCTACTAACATACGATAGTTTTATATAATGAAATAAGTGGATAATATAGTAAATACAATGCATATAAGGAGAAAAATATAATGTCATTTAATGAGCTAAAAAAAAGTAGGGGTGGATTTGATAAGCTTCAATCCGCTCTGGAAAAAGATTCAGAAGCTTCCAACAAAAACTTTTCAGACGATAGATATTGGAAACCAGAACTAGATAAATCTGGTAACGGTTACGCTGTCCTTCGTCTATTACCAGCATCACATGGAGAAGAACTTCCATGGGTCCAATATTGGGATCATGGGTTTCAAGGACCAGGTGGTTGGTACATTGAAAAGTCTCTCACAACTTTAGGAAAATCAGATCCAGTAAGTGAACATAATACTACATTATGGAACTCTGGTGATGAAGCCAATAAAGATATAGCTAGGAGACAAAAAAGAAGATTACATTATGTATCTAATATCCTAGTTGTTTCTGATCCTAAGCATCCTGAATTCGAAGGTAAAGTCATGCTGTATAGATACGGTAAAAAAATCTTTGAGAAAATCAAAGATGTGATGCAACCACAATTCGAAGATGAAAATCCTATCAATCCATTTGATTTATGGGAAGGTGCTGACTTTAAACTTAAAGTTAGAAAAGTAGATGGTTATTGGAATTATGATAAATCAGAATTCTCAGCTCCGGCTCCATTGTCGGAAGATGATTCTGAACTTGAGTCCATCTATAACAAACAACATTCTCTCGCAGAGTTAATAGCTCCAGATCAATTCAAGTCTTATGATGAATTGAAAGAGAAGATGGAAAGAGTATTGGGTATGAACTTTGATGGAGTTTCAACTGCAACAGCAGAAACAATCGCTGATGATAATTCAGTTGGTAAAACTGCAACAGCAGAAGAAACACCTTGGGCTGATAATCCAACACCACAAGTAGCGGCAAGTAATAAAGAAGATAATTC